CTTGTTCAAGTTATGAATAAAGTTAATGCTGACAATAAAGCAAAACTTACCAAAATGATTAATGGTAATAAAAAACAATTCATGGCGGCAGCTTCTGCGGTAATGAAAATGGTAAAAATGAGATAGTTTTCCTATGAAAACCTTTTTAACTCACCTAGATGAAAATTCTTTTGGGCCTGCATTAGATAAGATGCATCCTGTTGGTGACCTAAATGCAGCTGATGAAAAACAAGTCAAAAAATCAGACCTAGACCAAATTGAAAGATATGCAGATAAAATATTTGCATCTCTAGGTATTGATGTAGAGTTCACCAGACATTTTTTGGATAGAGTTAATGATTCAAGGAATGTTAAACAAATCACTTCAGCAGAACTAACAAGATTGTTCAAACAGTCTTACAAAAAGTATGGTAAAAGTATTGTAAAATTAGGGCCTGATGCTCAAGCAGTAATCAATGATATGAAAACTAATATCAACATGCCTTTTGCATTAAATCTAAAGGGTGGGAAACTGGAACTCGTTGCAAAGACAGTAATGAGAAAAAAGAACTTCCAGACATCTGGGCCAAAGTTGAGTTTTGAACAGATTAAAGAAGTACCTAGAATACCTAGAAAAAAAGGACAACCAGCAGGAAGTGATAAACATTCTGACTTATACACAGATGAAAATCCAAAAGGAACAATACAGGGATTGAAGTTTGCAACTGTTAAAGATGCAAAGAGTAGTGTAACTAAGATAAAGGGTTCTGGTAAAACCCATGCACATAAGATACAAGCTGCAATTGCAATGGAACAAAGAGCAAAAGAAATGGGTAAAGGCGCAGAGGCTGCTGTTTATCGTGCATACATAGAAAAAATGAAAAAGATTACAAAAGAAAAAGGAGAATAGTATGATTGATTGGGTAAAGGATAGAGTAGAAGAAAGAACTACTTGGAATGGAGCTGCGTTGATTGTAGTCGGTGTAGTTATACTCATAGCAGGCCCTTTTGCTTCACTTGCTGCATACGGAGCGATTGCTTATGGCGCATGGTCAATTTGGAAATCTGAATAAATATGTTTAAATTATATGCAATAATTATTTTAGTGGGAATCATTAGTGCTGCTGGTTTGAGTGCTAAGTATTACTATGATACAACTCAAGCAACGATAGCGACATTGCGTGAAAACAATGCAAAACTAGAAGTTGCTGTGCAGATTAGTGAAGCAAGTGTTAAGACACTTGAAGAAAGTGCAGTTCAAAATGCAAAACTAAATTCTAAACTACAAGCTAGTTTGCAACAAGCAGAAAAATACGGAGATGAACTCCGATCTACATTACAGAAACACAATCTAACCCACTTAGCAAATAAGAAGCCGGGGCTGATTGAAAAGAGGATGCAAAATGCGACAAATAAGTTATGGGTTGATCTTACTGCTCTCACTGACAATACTGTCGGGGTGCAGCATGATGAGCAAGTATCTGCCGGAATCGAAAGTAATAACAGTAACTAATACTGTTAAAACAACTGTTCCAATAGCAACACACCCAAAGAAAGTACAGCTTAATGATGTAAAAATTTATGTAGTTTCAAAATTAAACTATGATAAGTTTATATCAGATTTTGAGAAAAAGAATGGTGCTGATGCATACATTGCTTTATCTGTAAAAGACTATGAGAATTTGAGTTTAAATTTCTCAGAATTAAGACGTTACATAGAACAACAAAAACAAATTATTGTTTACTATGAGGGTGCTGTAGCACCAACAGCAATAGGGGAAACGGACAAATGACACAGATTGAAATAACAGACTTTATTCTACAACAACTAGTCACATGGTGGCAGTTTACAGTTGTTGGTATTATAATTATTATTGGTTGGATTATTAATTTGTTTGATGACAAGGAATGTCTTTGTAAAGATTCCCATGTGTTTGAATATTCAGAAATGCCACACATGATACCTATTCCTATTGCAACAAAGGATAAAGGATTTTGGGGTGCAATCTGGATGTGGATGACCGGAAGTCGTAATTGGATAATCGCAAAGAAGTTTGTATTTAAGCTTAATGGAGTTCAATACATAATCCCTAAAGGGTTTCAGTTTGATGGTGCATCTATTCCTAAGTTTTTACACACATGGTTATCCCCAACAGGAGTTCTGTTGATGGGTGGACTAGTCCATGACTATGCGTATAAATATGAAACACTGAAGAAAAATGCAAAAGGTACTTATGGTAAGCTTACACAAAAAGAATCTGATAAGATGTTTAGAGATATAAATATAGAAATCAATGGATTTAAAGTCATGAACTATCTCGCATATTGGGCATTAAGATTAGGTGGGTTCGCTGCATGGAACAAACACCGCAAAGTAAACGCTAAAGTTAAGTAATTACCACAACTTAAATACGAAATAAAGTCTCTGTTATTTTTAATGGAGACTTTTTTATCGGCACCATTTTATCCCATATATACCAAGTATCCTTTCCGAATCTTATAAATAGTTAAAAAGAGGCTGTAAGCTATGGATGTATTTACTCTAATTGCTGAAGTCGGAGTTCCAATTGCGGTAGCAATATTAATGGGATTTTTTATATTCATGGTATTAAAACAAATACTTGAAGGTATAATTGACCAAATAAAAACTCTGACTATGTTTTGTAAAATGCTCGAAGATCGTGCGAGAGTGGGATGTAATGAGTTGATAAAAATTGATTTATTAGTTAGTTCTGCTTTAGGAGTGACTCCCGACATTAATCGTATTGCTCGTGCTGAAAACTTCAAAGAAGATGGTAAGCTTGATGTGAGGCGAGATTAATGCAAGACATAGGAACACTAATTGCTGAATTTGGGTTTCCAGTTGTTATGGCTGTCGGTATGGGATATTTCATATATTACATATGGGCATTTATTAGTAATAACATTCAACCAGAGTTAGATGCAATGCACATGGCTCTCATAAAATGTATAGACCAAAATCGTATGTTAGATAATGATATGATACGATTGCAACAAAAGGTAAATGTTGTTTTGGAATACAGAGAAAAAGACAAACTACAAGACGAAATTAAAGAAAAACTTGAAACCGAACAATTACACAAAGAAGGAAAGAGGGGGAAGAAGGGCTAATGAAAATTCATAGTCTAATAACTATATTAATAGTATTTTTTAGTATGAACGCTAATTCTACTGACCTGACTCACCAGTGGGTTTCTCCTGCCTTCAGTGGAGTGGGATATAGTTCCCATGTTCTTACTATCGAGAATCAAGAATATTCTCGTGTGAAAGCAAACAAAGAAAAGAAAGCAGCAGCTGCTAGAGAACTTGAGAGAAATCTTGCAAATACAAATCAGTCAAAGTTTATAAAGAATGTAGAATCAAGAATTTACGCTCAACTGTCGAAACAACTTGTGGATAGTATGTTTGGAGAAAATTCCAATCAGAATGGAACAGTCACATTTGAGGGTACTACAATCAGCTATATTAAAGATACAGACAATGTAGCATTAACAATATTGGATGCAAATGGAAGTGAAACAGTTATTACAGTTCCTATTGGTGATTTTACTTTTTAGTTTAGGTGGTTGTACAACATACGAAGTGATGGAAACAGCCACATCTACACCAATGACGAACAAGTTAAAAAATTATCGACCCCCCGAAAGGAAGGTTGAGATTGCTGTTTACCAGTTTAATGACCAAACAGGTCAAAGAAAGCCCAGTGACAACCTTGCCTCATTAAGCACAGCAGTCACACAGGGATCAGGAACATTATTAGTACAAGCACTTAAAACTGCGGGTAATGGTGAATGGTTTACTGTTGTTGAAAGGATGGATTTAGACTATCTTTTAAAGGAACGACAAATCATAAGAAACACAAGAGCAACTTATGACGGAGATAAGTCAGAAAAAGTTAGACCTTTATTGTTTGCTGGTGTTCTTATAAGTGGTGGTATCATTGGTTACGATACCAATATAGAAACAGGTGGTGTTGGTTCGAGATATTTAGGTATAGGTATTCGTGACCAATATCGTAGAGATATGGTATCGGTTTCATTACGATTAATATCTGTACAAACTGGTGAGGTGTTACTTGCGGTAAGTTCACAAAAGACTATATTAAGTACTAAAGTTGGTATGAATGTATTTAAGTTTTTAGATATGGGTACTGAATTAATCGAAATTGAAGCTGGAACTACTGAGAATGAATCGACAACTTATGCGGTTCGTAAAGCAATAGAACACGCAGTAAACCAATTGATTGAAAGAGGAATAGAAAACGCATTATGGAAACTCAAATAGGAGAGATAAAATGAAAAATAGCATACTTACAATTCTCGCTTACTTTGTTATGATGAGTGTGGGTTATGCGAGCGATGTATACATTACACAGTCAGGTGCAAGCCTTACTGCAAATATTAATCAAGACGGACAAACCAACAAGTTTGGTGTTTCTGGAACGGTGGTCACTTTAACAGGTGATAACCAAACACTAGACATTGACCAGATTGGTAATAGTAACACAATTGCAGCATCAGTAGTTGGTGCAACTCAACAGTTTACTCTTAGACAAGCTGGTAATAGTAATGCATCTACTGTATCGGTTGGTGCAAACTCAGCGTCTGCTGACAACAGTATTATTCAAACGCTTACAGGTAGTTCAAACACAACTACTGTTAATGTAGGTAGTTCGGCTTCAACTGATGATGCAGATATTGATTTGGTTGCTCAAGGTGATAGCAATACCGTCACCATCAATGAAAACAGTACCGCATCACTAGCGGGTAGTGATAAGAAAGTAACAAGTATTACGTTAATAGGTAACTCTAATACGGTCACTTCTACACACACTGGAGCAGCAGATCAAGATACAACCTTGCATCATACAGGAGCATCTGGTCAGTTCAGTATTACACAGGATGGTGCTTATGATGGTACTGTTCAGATGACAACTGTTGGGGCAGGACACAATGTTACGGTTACTATGGACGATTAGTTTTACACTATTGATTTCGGTTAACAATATTGTTTTATCGGAAACTATTGGTAATGTAGTAAAACAAAAAGGCAATGCTTCGGTAGAAAGGGCAGAGAATAAACTTGTTTTAGAAGAAAACTCTGCCATTGAATACAAAGATAATGTCCGTACAGGAAATGGTAATGTTGGAATAAAATTTATTGATGATACAAATGTGGCAATAAGTCCACATAGCTCATTAGTAATAGATGATTTTGTGTATGACCCAAATTCTAAAACAGGGTCTAAACTTGTAATGAATGTTGCACTGGGAACAGTTAGATATGCAAGTGGTAATATTGCAAAACTAAATTCTCAGAATGTTGATATTCGCACTCCAACTGCACGAATAGGTGTTCTTGGAACTGCTTTTAGTATGACTGTTGATGAGGTTGGAAAGTCTCTCATTATTCTACTTCCCAATGCAGATGGAACAGTGGGTAAGATATCAGTAGAAAGTGATGCAGGACAGGTTTTTCTAACCCAAGCATTTGAATCTACATTAGTTATAAATGGAGAATCTAATCCCTCAAAGCCAGTTATACTTGATTTAACTTTAGACCAAATTAATAATTTGTTAATTATTAAACCACCCAAAGAAAAACTTTTAAAAATAATTAAAAGTTCTAAAATTACAATAAACTTATTAGACATAGATTTTTTAGAATTTAGAGAGTTAGACAAAAACCAATTAGACGAAGATAAATTAGAATTTACTGAACTAGACATTAATCCTTTAGATGTTGATTTATTAATGAATGTGCTAGACCAATTAATTGCACTAACCGCTCAGAGAGAACTGGTAGATGGTAGGACAAGCGGTTTCAATAAATCAACTCAAGTTAATACGATTCGTGATGGTTCGCGACTTGAGATAATTCGTCAAGTGGGAAATGGTAATATTCATTTAAGATTAAATGCAGATTGGGGATATAGAATTAATTTAACACAACAGGGAATACCTGTACCAGAGATAACATCCGATGATGAAACTGATAACACTATTACTATCTATCAGTCTGAGTAGTATTGTTTATGCTGGAAACAGTGTATTCATAGAACAAATTACTACCAGTGATGATACAACAATAAATGTCAGTCAAGATGGCCAGAACAACGCTGTCAATTTAACAATGGCCCATGACGACAACACACTTGATATTGACCAAGAAGGAAACAACAATACAGTCAGTTGGATTTCCTACTGGGGTTCTGGTCGAGCTTGGGGTGGTGACTTGGACGGAGTAAATAACAATATAAAAATTGAACAGAACAACACCAATGGTTCTGATTCAAACAGAGTTGGATTTCATATAAAAAGCAATAATAATAATGTTCATGTCTGTCAGGGCGCAACCTTTACTAGTAGCTCTGATACAACTTGTTCTGGAACTACATCAGAGTATGGTGGTCACACAACTAACCTAGACCTACATTCTGGTGGAAATAATATCAAGATAGGACAACAAACAGGATCAGGTAATGCAGACCATTCTATTCGACTATACACATACGGTGGAGAAAATAATAATATGTTTGTTAAACAAAACGGAAATGGTAACAAAACCTTATATATGACTGTAAGGACTGATGGTGGTTCACAATCTGTTGTTCAAAAAGACAGTGGAACACATACTGCTACTGTAGATTTAACCGGCAGTTATCCTACTAATTTGAATTTGGTTCAACAAGGTGGTACAAATCAATCATACTCTCTAACACAGAACTGTCAATCATCTGGCGGTTGTGGTGTATCCTTGACACAAGGAAATTAAAATGAAAAAGTGGATTATAGCTATTTCTGTTATTTTATTCTTTTGTGTTATTCGTTTTTCAGACCTTTGGTTCTTTGAGATGGTAAGGTTGAAAGCACTAGACCAACATCAAAGAACACAACAAGAAACAATCGCTCCTGATGTCGTGACAGTAGAAATAGATAATGCTTCGGTAAGAGAATATGGTCAGTGGCCTTGGCCAAGAGATAAACTTGCAAAGGACATTGAAAGTCTATATCGCAAGGGTGCTTCAATTGTTGTATTACCCATATTGTTTGCAGACAAAGATAGATTAGGTGGTGATGCACGATTTGATGAGATGTTGAAAAAAACTCCAACCATCATAGGACAAATCCCAGCAAATCAAACTAAAGGAAATCCTGTACCCAGAGGTGTTGCCGCGATAGGTATGCCTTGGCAACAATGGATATACAATTATAGTGGTGCAGTCGGCCCCATAGAACCATTTTCAAAATCTGCAATAGGTGTTGGTATGATGCTTATTGCTCCAGAGAATGATGGTGTGGTTCGTAGGATGCCTTTGGTGATTCAAATAGATGGACAACTGTATCCATCTCTGTCTATGGAGATACTAAGAACAGCTGCTGGAGATATTAGTTATCAGATGAAAACTGGTGAGGGTGGTGTGGAAGCATTACGCATACCAAAATACAAAAAGATACTGACTGATGCCAATGGTGCTATTTGGATTGATTTCAAATGGAAAACAAAAACCTATGCACTAAACAAATTAACAGACGATGATTCATTTGTAGGAAAGATTGTTATTCTTTCACCTACGGCATCTGGAATAGATAATCCAGTTGCAACCCCAGTGGGTGTAATTCCAAGTCACGATTTGATTGCTGCCTCTGTAACAACTATGATTGCAGGAAGGAACATCACAAGACCCTTCTGGACTGATTTAGCAGAGCTTTCAGTGTCTTTAGTGTTATCATTGATACTAACAGTAGTGGTGTTAACACTAAGTTGGTATGTTGGTGCAACACTATTACCGATATTTCTTGCAGGGACTTATTACGGCAGTTCATACTTATTTACTGAATACAGCTACCTAATTGATTGGTCATATCCTGTATTGACAATGTTTGTAGTTTGGTCTGTTTCTGCATTTCTGCGGTTTATGGAAGAATTTAGATTACGCCAACAGATTAAGAAACAATTTGAACATTACCTTGATCCACGACAGGTTGCTATTTTACAGAAGAATCCAGACGCACTGAAACTTGGTGGTGAACGCAGAGAGATGAGTTTTCTCTTTATGGACATTGTTGGATTCACTCCTATATCAGAACACTATAAGAACAATGATGACCCAGAAGGATTGGTTGAGTGTATCAATGATTACCTAGACCGCATGACCAAGATAGTATTGAATAATGGTGGTACGGTTGATAAATACATGGGCGATTGCATCATGGCTTTCTGGAACGCACCATTAGATTGTGAGAACCATGCAGAGTTAGCGGTTCGTACATCTGTGGAGTGTGCAATAGAAACTGAGAACCTAAAAGCTGCGTGGAAAGAGAAAGGACTACCAGAGATTAATATTGGTAGTGGTGTTAATACAGGAACATGTATTGTAGGCAATATGGGTAGTACCACCAGATTTGACTATTCAGTCATTGGTGATTCTGTCAACCTTGCTGCACGATTAGAAGCAACTGCCGCTAGAGGAGATTATAAAGATTATCCAACAATCTATTCTAGTTATACTATGGAACAACTACCTGATACTATGCCAAGTAAAAATATTGGTGAGATTAAAGTTAAGGGTAAAGAGGAACTTATTAAAATTTATTCACCTATTGACAATATCCTAGATACATAGTATACTAAATAACACTTTAAAGGTAAAAAAGATGAGTAATGAAATCACAACAGAGGTGGCAATTCTTAAAAAAGAAGTTGCTGATATAAAATTAATATTTAATCGTCTTGATACCGCTATTGAAAGGATTACTGATGTGTCTTCATCGGTCAATCGTATGTTGGCTGTGCATGAAGAAAGGATAGCTAATCAAGAAGAAGTTGCTAATCGTGCCAATTTAGAATTTACAACAGACATTAGAGAACTACACTCTCGTATTACTACAAACTATAAAGAACTTACTGATATAATGTCAGAACATAGTAAACAAGATGCTATCAATCAACAGATGCTTAGGGACGACCTAAACAACCGAGTTGGTATTCTTGAAAAGTGGCGTTGGATAATTATCGGTGGTTCTATAGTACTCGGATTTATTATTCAAAAAATGCCTATTTGGGGTTGACATCTACCTCTAATTGAGTTATAATTACACCATGTATATAGAAAAAAAATATCTAATGATTGCGTCATCGCAATTGCAGCGATTTAAAAAGACAGGAGACTGCCTGTACAATTTTCGTTGTCCTTACTGTGGAGATTCTCAAAAGTCTTCTACCAAAGCTCGTGGTTTTATTTTCCGTAAAGAATTGAATCTTATATATAAGTGTCATAACTGTGGCGTAGGAGCATCGTTCAGTAATTTACTGAAACACATTGACCCTAAAATTTACAATGACTATATAATGGAGAGATACAAAAAGAATGAACCAGAACTTCCAGACATTGGAAAATTCACTCAACCTAAATTCATGAAGGGGCCTTCACCACTCAAATCACTTAAAAAGATATCGTCATTAAGTCATGACCATCCTGTTAAGAAATTTGTGATGAATCGACAAATCCCTTCTACAGTTCATTTTGAGTTGTTCTTTGCTCCAAAGTTTTATACTTGGGTCAATACTGTTGTACCTAACAAATTCGCTTCTTTGAATGGGGATCACCCTAGATTGGTAATTCCATTCTTTGATGAGAATAGTAAAATGTTTGCGTTTCAAGGGAGGGCATTTGGTAATGAAATACCAAAGTATATTACCATCACTCTTGACCCAGACAAAGATAAAATCTACGGTCTTAATAGACTAGACTCTACAAAACCAATACAAGTAACCGAAGGGCCCATTGACTCTATGTTTTTGGACAATTGTGTTGCTGTCGGTGGTGCTGATTTTAGTAGATTACCTGTAGAGAATACAACTATTATTTTTGATAACGAAAGACGCAATGTCGAGATATTGAAACAAATAGAGAAGACAATATACATGGGTTATAATGTAGTGTTATGGCCTGATGATTTGAAAGAAAAAGATATAAACGATATGATACTATCTGGACTTACTAAAGAAGAAGTACAGACAATAATAAACAATAATTCTTATCAAGGCAACATGGCCAAGATAAAATTCACACAATGGAGAAGACGAAATGCCCGATAATTTTTTACCAACCTCATACCAAGAATTCATTCACCTATCAAGATACTCTCGATGGCTACCAGAAAAAGGTCGCAGAGAAACTTGGAATGAAACTGTTTCAAGATACTTTGATTTCTTTGATGTTCATGTACAGGAAATGACAGGATTTGAAATTACAAAAAAAGATAGAGATGAACTTGAACTTGCCGTACTAGGACAAAAAGTTATGCCCTCTATGCGTTGCTTAATGACCGCAGGAGAGGCGTTAAAGAGGGAGAACATCGCTGGATACAATTGCTCATACGTTGCAGTAAATCGTATTCAAGCGTTTGATGAAATCCTTTATGTTCTTATGAATGGAACTGGAGTTGGTTTTTCTGTTGAAAGACAATTTACATCTGAACTTCCAAAAGTAGCAGAGGAGTTCCATGCATCTGATACTGTTATTACTGTTGCAGATAGTAAAATGGGTTGGGCAAAAGCATTTAAAGAACTGATGGGTATGTTGTATATTGGTCAGATTCCACGATGGGATTTATCTAAAATCCGTCCTGCTGGTGCTCCACTTAAAACTTTTGGTGGTCGTGCTTCGGGCCCTGCACCACTAGAGTCATTATTTAATTTTGTAGTCAATGTACTTGGTAGTTCTGCTGGACGTAAGTTGTCCTCACTAGAATGTCATGACATTGTTTGTAAAATTGCTGAAGTAGTGGTAGTTGGCGGTGTTCGTAGGTCTGCTCTCATTAGTCTTTCAAATCTTTCAGATGATCGTATGCGTCATGCTAAATCTGGACAATGGTGGACAGAAAATCCTCAACGCGCCTTAGCTAATAACTCTGCTTGTTATACAGAGAAACCAGAAATGGGTATCTTTATGAGTGAGTGGAACGCACTCTATGAATCTAAATCTGGAGAACGTGGTATCTTTAATCGTGAAAGTGCTAACAGAATAGCCGAAGCTAGTGGTCGTAGAACCACCGAAGGGCATCACTTTGGCGTAAATCCTTGCAGCGAGATAATATTGCGAGATAGAGAATTTTGCAATTTAAGTGAAGCAGTTATCAGATCGAATGATACTGAAGAAACTTTAATAGAGAAAGTAAGACTGGCTGCCATTCTTGGTACATTCCAATCAACTTTGACTAACTTCAAGTATGTTAGTGCCGCATGGAAGAAAAATTGTTCAGAAGAAAGACTACTTGGTGTATCTCTAACAGGTATTATGGATTGTAAGTTAACAAATGGTAAGTCAAAAGGTCTTGATGTATTACTTGAAAAACTTAAAAATGTCGCAATAGACACTAATAAAATTTGGTCTAAGAAATTAGACATTCCACAATCTGTAGCAATTACTTGCGTCAAACCAAGTGGTACAGTATCACAGCTAGTTAATTCTGCATCTGGTATTCATGCTCGTCACAATCCTTACTACATACGCACAGTTCGCGGTGATAAAAAGGATCCACTTACTTTGATGATGACAGACGAAGGTTTCCCTGTTGAAGATGATGTAATAAACCCAAGCAATACTGCTGTCTTCTCTTTTCCTCATAAAGTAGATAGAGGCGCAGTATTCAGACAAGATATGAACGCAATTGAACAATTAGAATTGTGGTTAATATACCAAAAACATTGGTGTGAGCACAAGCCTTCCGTTACAATTTCCGTTAAAGAAGAAGAATGGATGGAAGTTGGCGCATGGGTTTACAAATATTTTGATTACATGTCTGGAGTATCATTCTTACCATTTAGTGAACATTCATATCAACAAGCGCCTTATCAAGATACCGATAAAGAGGGGTATGACATTTTATTGAAACAAATGCCTAAGAATGTAGATTGGTCTAAATTATCTGAATATGAATCAAAGGATATGACAATTGGCGCTCAAGAATTAGCTTGTGTTGCTGGTTTTTGTGAAATTCAATAATGATGCGGGTAGTAAGGGTCATTGTATGTGACTCATGCGAAGCTGAATTCCATTTCAAACATGACATGGACACTACTGTATATAAATTAGAGTTCTGTCCATTCTGTGGAAAGGAATTAAACCAAGATTTGATAGACGAACTAGAGGATGATGATGACTACATCTGGTAACTGATGTGGTAGAAAAAGCGTTAAATTAAAACCCATAAATAATACAGAACATTTTATTCTGAGATTGTATTTTTGGGAAAAAGATAATGAAAAACGCGATGGGGTTGTTACCAATTCCGACAAAGTGGACACATGATGGTAAGATAATTCAAGAACTTCCAGAAGGTTGTGAAGGATTTGTCTATCTTATAACCAACCTTGCTAATAATAGAAAGTATATTGGTAAGAAGCTCGCGAGGTTTAAAGTTACCAGACCACCACTTAAAGGTAAGACAAGAAAAAGGCGTTCAACAAAAGAAAGTGATTGGAAGGACTATTGGGGTTCTTCTGACCACTTAAACGCTGATGTTTTGTCTTTCGGTGAAGATAAATTCACTAGAGAAATTTTATACTTTTGTTCGAGTAGAGGAATACTAAGTTACTTAGAAGCAAAAGAACAATTTGATCGAAGGGTTTTAGAGTCTGACGAATACTATAATGGCATTATCAATGTTAGAATAGGAAGTTCAAAGATGTTAAAAGAACATTTGAGGATACATAATAATGAACGAGTGGATCGAACAATATAAATCTTATCACGCAGACCGGAATACTCATTATCCCGGCAATAACTTAAAACCACAATTACATCATATCATGGACTTGATTCGTGACATAAATCCAGAAACTTTACTAGATTTTGGTTGTGGTAAGGGTAAACAATATTCTGAATGGAAACATCACGAAGAAATGGGTGTCATGCCCTCTTTGTATGACCCAGCAGTACCAGAGTTTGAACTACTACCTGACGGCCCATTTGATGGAGTATTCTCTACTGATGTAATGGAACACATTCCAGAAGAACAAATTCCAGAAACATTTGATATGATTTCTAAAAGAGCAGATAAATTTGTTTTTCTTGCAATCAGCACCCAACCAGCTATTGCAATTTTACCAAATGGAGAAAATGCACACTGTACACTAAAACCTATCGAGTGGTGGGTAGATATGTGGAATAAATACTCACATAAAAGAATATACACTCACATCAAAACTTATGGCACTAGTAATGGTTATCAGATACTTAATGAAGACCTTTACATGGAGTTCTTCCTAAATAATTTAACAATTAAAGAAAAGACCCTTGACAAATCCTAAATTTTATGATACTATAGATAAGTAAGATAAAAAAAGGTTTTAAAGATGAGTAAAATCAAAAATCAAGTAATGGATATCGAAGAATTTATTAACGATCACTTAAACAGTGAAAAGTATGAAACTTGGGATACCATTAAATCTGCTGCACAAAAACAATTTAAAGATTTCGATAGCACGATTGATGAAATCATTAAACAAACTAAAAGGAATATGTAATGATTGATTCAAATGTTGCATTTATAATTACTTTATGTTTTGGTATTTGTACATTCATCTGGGGCAGAAAGGCTGCGATTGCACCTGTCACTGAAAGTTTATTGAAAGTTCTTGAAGAACAACACTTTATTAAAATGAGAATTAATAAAGATGGTGTAAAAGAGATAGTTTCTTTAGATGAAGTTAATTAAGGTATTGACTTCTTGATAAGATTGTGTTATAATGGCTATACAAGTTAAAGATGAGAGATGAAATATGACTAAGAAAAAAATAACTACTACGGTTAATGATGGTTGGGTTGAACCTAAAAAACGCAAACCTCGTAAACCTATGACTCCAGAACAAAGAGCGGCAGCTATTGAACGACTTGCTTTGGCAAGAGCAGCAAAAGCACCCGCCAAGAATTCATCTATACACAAATCACTATTAAATTTACCAGAAGACTATTATCTTCATCCTAACAAAATAAAGGAGTGGATTAAGACCCAGAAAGGATTGTTAGCTGAAGAAAAAAGTAATGTACGAAGAAGTGTATCTGGTTCTATTGCAAAGGTTGCTAATCACGAAGGTTATATTCGTAATTTAAATAGTTACCTCAAAAATGGATATTGGATAGATATGTTTTATGGTGAATACCAACAGGGGCGTATCAAATGGGTGACGATAGTACCAAAGGGTTAGACAACAATATAATCAAGGGGCCGTGGACTCACCCTGATGTTAAACCATTGACCGAGAAAAGTTCAAGACTAGCAGATGATATGCAATTCATAGGTGAAGTCACTGAAGGACTTATGATTCCTATGATTCATAATCTTTCAGAAAATGGTGTTGACATTTCATCTGAAGAATTCATAGGTGAAGTTGGGTATATGAATGAAGTATTAAAATCTATACTCTACAGGCATTTTGGTTATAACCACCCTGTGAGTTTATTGATTGCAAAATCAATGATTGTTGATACAGAAGGCGTAAAGGTTCCTTTCGCTGAAATTGATGTAGATATTTTAACAGACATATTAGAAATTATAGAAGAAAGTGAAGATGAACCTAACAGCTGAACCTATTGTATGGCAAAATTTTAGTCCTACAATTTTACAATTTGAAGTGCCAGAAGAATTTATTACTTTGGTTAATAATGCTGGTGATGCCGTATTGGGAGATGAGAGTCTTTCCAAGAAATTTGATTTCTCTGATAACCTTGTTGGTAAGGTATCAAAGGAAGTAAAGATTCCTGTATACGACAAAAAAGAATCTAAGTTCCTATCAGACACACTAAAAAAAGGGTGCCTGACCTACCTAGAACACATGGAAGATTCTAATCGTGCATATGGTTGGACTAAGATGTCGAAAGGCATAAAACCAACCATTGACAATATCCATCTTGCACAGAGTTGGATTGTAAGTCAATACAAACACGAATACAATCCATGGCATACACACAGTGGTAATTTCTCTGGTGTTATTTATCTCAAAATACCAGAAGGTATGGGTGAGGAAAATGCAAAAGAATTTAAAGACCACTATCCATCAACAGGCCTTATTGAATTTATGTATGGCGAAAAGTCTGACTTTAGGAGTGACAATCTTAAATTTGTTCCAGAAGTCGGAATGATGTTAATATTCCCATCTTGGTTAAAACATTCTGTTTATCCATTTTATTCTGATGGTGAAAGAAGGAGTATGAGCTTCAATGCTCATTATAAAATATGATTATTATTGATATGAATCAAATCACAGTAGCTAGTCTAATGATGCATTTGAATATGACTAAATCAAAAGAACCAGATGAGAATATGGTAAGACACATGATTCTTAACTCGGTTCGTATGTATCGTAGTCAGTTTACTGAGGAATATGGCGAGGTTGTACTTGCATATGATTCCAAACATTACTGGCGCCGTGATTTCTTCCCGAACTACAAAGCAAGTCGTAGAAAGGGTAGAGAGAAATCTGACTTGGATTGGGATTCAATCTTTGAGGTTCTGAATAAAATTAAAGCAGAGTTCAAAGACAATCTACCATACAAGTACCTAGAAGTTTATGGTGCAGAGGCTGATGATATTATTGCTACTCTTGTAAAAAACAAACAAGAACCAATTATGATTGTCTCTGGCGATAAAGACTTTATTCAGTTACAGAAGTATCCTGATATAAAACAATATTCACCTATTCTTAAAAAGTATGTAAATGGGTATAATCCAAACACCTATATAAAAGAGCATATACTTAAAGGCGACACTAGTGATGGAGTACCTAATGTTCTATCACCTGATAACACCTTTGTCGATGGATTAAGACAAAAACCTTTAACAAAAAAGAAGATTGAAAATTGGTTGAATATAAATATTGATGATTTACCTGATGAAGTTAAAAGAAATTACCAAAGGAATGAAACTCTTATCAGTCTTGATAAGATTCCATCTGAGTTGGAGACTGAAATTAATGAAGTCTTTAACAATGCTCCCTGTGGTGACCGTAGTAAACTATTAAATTATTTTATACAATCAAGATTGAAAAATCTTACTGAAACAATTGGAGAATTTTAACATGGCTAAGCCAGAAGAAACATATACACCCCTCTTTTCAGAGATACTTGAAAAAGTAGGAAAAGCAAAAACTAAAGCACAGAAAGTACAACTGTTACAAAAACACAACACTGACGCATTAAGAATGTTGCTGAAAGCTTCATTTGACCCTACAAAAGAATGGGTCTTCCCAGAAGGTGCAACACCATACACACCTAATGATGCACCCGAAGGTACAGATCATACAGTACTTTCAATGGAAGCAAAGAAACTTTGGCATTTCATCAAAGGCGCTGACCCTCTAACAAAACAACATCAGAAAGAAAACATGTTCTTTCAGTTACTAGAGTCGTTACACGAAAGTGAAGCAAAACTTTTAGTTATTGCAAAAGACAAAAAACTACATCAAGCTTATAAAGGTCTATCTGCAAAGGTAATCCAAGAAGCATTTGGTTGGGACGAAAACTTTATGATTCCAGAACCAGATGTATATCCACAAGGTTCTCGTTCTGCTAGTGGACTTGTTGATTAAAATAAACTAAAGGTGTGAATGTGCAGAAGTTTATTGACCCCCGCATTGAACAAATAGTAACTGCTGAGGCTGCTCGTCAATCTAATACGGTAGAACTAATCGCAAGTGAGAACTTCACTAGTCCAGAAGTAATGGAATTGTGTGGTAGTATCTTAACCAATAAGTATGCAGAAGGTTTGCCCGGCAAAAGATACTACAATGGTTGCGATGAAGTTGATAAGGTAGAAGACCTTGCCATTGAATACGCAACTAAATTATTTGGTTGTAACTTTGCAAATGTTCAGCCTCACAGTGGTGCAAATGCAAATCTTGCGGTATTCAAAACATTCTTAACGCCCGGCGATTTAATTGTTAGTATGGACTTGTCTAGTGGTGGTCACTTATCACATGGTGCGAAGGTTAACATAAGTGGTAAGTGGTTCGTCACTAAGAGTTATGGCGTTGATGCTGATGGAATTATTGATTATGATGAAGCAGAAAAACTAGTATTAGATAATAATCCTAAAATGATTATTGCAGGAGCAAGTGCATATAGTCGAGTGATTGATTGGAAACGATTCAGAAAAATGGCAGACTCGGTAGGTGCAATCTTACTTGCAGATATCAGTCACTACTCTGGACTCATTGCTGGTAAATCATATCCTAATCCATTTCCTTATGCAGATGTTGCAACCACCACCACACACAAAACTTTACGAGGCCCTCGCGGTGGTATGATTTTGTGGAACGATAAAGAATACAGTAATAAGATTAACAGTGCAGTATTTCCCGGCACTCAGGGTGGGCCTCTGATGCACATCATTGCCGCTAAAGCACAATGTTTCTACGAAGCATTACAACCAGACTTTCAGTTATATACTAAACGTGTAATAGCTAATGCAAATATAATGGCACAGACATTCATAGATGCTGATGTAGAAATAGTATCTGGTGGAACACAATCTCATATGTTTACTATTAACTTGAATAAAGAAAAGTATAGTGGTCGTGAATTTGCAGATTTACTAGAACAAAAATCTATTACTGTAAATAAAAATGGTGTTCCTAACGATACTCGCGGTTTTATTGAAACCTCTGGAGTTAGAATCGGAGTTGCAGCAGAAACCACCAGAGGTAACGATGAAAGGTGGTTTAAAGCTCTTGCAGAAATAATGATTCGATATTTAAGGTCTTAAAAATAATACTTAAAATGTCTTGACATTGATTCATAAATGGAGTATAATAGTTACACAAGATAAAAAAAGATTAAAAGTCATGACTCAGTTGGCACTCTCTCTCTCTCATCTCAAACGCCAACTGGGTCACTTTATTTCAATAATTAGATGAGAAATTTAAAATGACAATTATTGAAATATCTCTTAAAATGAATATTATTGACATCTCTGGTGGAAGTAAACATCAAAGAAAACTCTGTAATTCAGTTATTAAGTATATGATTAAGAAATTATTACCCCGCCATAGAACACTACAAGTTAATGTTGAACTAACAAATATACAAGATGATGCAACAGGCTATTGTATGATTGGTGAT